AGTTGCACCTGTAGGGCCAATTGGTCCTGTGGCTCCTGTGGGTCCAGTAGCACCGTCCGCTCCGTCTGCGCCAGTCGCTCCTGTAGGGCCTGTTGGTCCAGTAGGGCCTGTTGGTCCAGTATCTCCCTTATCACCAGTTCTGTTAAATGTGAGGACAATATCTTCATCGTTTGCAATAGCCGTTGAGCCGCTTACATGGGCCACTGTAAGGCGTAGCCATCCTGAGTTAACGGTTACCCCGCTAATTGAGAAAACCGCCCCTGAAGCGTCCCCTATGGTGTTTGACTGCACAATTACATAACCCTTTACGGTTGATGTGCTGTCATCCCATGCGGAAATAAAATCTGATTGGTCTGTGCCAAGACGGTCTACATCGTCAATCGCTATAGCCGTGACACTGCTTAGAGTGGCATTGTTGAACCTCACCTTACCTGCGGCGGGGTCTGCCATCGTTGTGCTTGTGCTGAATGTATATGCTAGGCCCGCAGTGTTTCCATCTGCGCCATCAGCCCCGTCTGCTCCATCCGCACCTGCTGAACCCGTGGGGCCTGTAGCACCTTGCGGCCCTGTGGGGCCTGTAGGACCTGTGGGTCCAGTTGGTCCAGTTGGCCCTGTAGGACCTACCAAGCCATCAGATAGGTTTACTACTGAGCCATCGGTGTGTTTTGTATAAAGTTTCGCATCGGCTGTATTGACGGCAATTTCCCCAACCTCCAAGTCGGAGGCCGCAGGAACATCGCTTGCTGTGCTAGACCTTCTGTGTTGTATCCTGTTTGCCATCTACCGCCTCATTTTTAGCCCGTGGCGGTCTCCCGCGCTTCGGCTTTAACTTTGCCAATGCTTCTTTGGCCTTTAACTCTCGTTCCATAGCCGCTTGGCGTTCTTTCTTGAGGCGTTGCACTTCGGCTGTATGTCTGCCCTCAACATTGGCGATACGCTTTTCGTTCTCCTCCGCCATCTTGAGCAGTTGCTCTTGTGCATCTTGGCGTTCTTTGCGGGTGTCTTGAAGTTCTCGTCTGATGGCATTTACTTCGTCCATCAATGAAACCTTCTCACCTTTAAGTTCCTCGTTCTGGTTCTCAAAAGCATCCTTGTTAGACTGCATGGCGTTAAGTGCATCTTGAGCCTCTTTTAGTTGCTCTGCCTGTTGCTCATGCGTGGCTAACCTCTCCTGCAAATCCTTTATCTGGGCGTATGCCATTCTTAGTTTGGCATCCGTGTCCAAAAACTTGCCAAGCACCTCGCCTAGATAGGCTTCCTGCGTATTGACTAACGCCAAATGGTAGGGGTTCGTCTGAACCTGCTTTTCACTCATCTTAGTATGTTCCGCAATCTATTGTCTTGTTGTCCAAGGTCTGCGTTGCGTCTGCAAAGATGAATGTGTCGTTTGCCGTCAATGCAGGCAGTGTCACCGTAATGTCCGATGTCAAGTTACCCGCCGCAAATGTGGAGTGGTCATGACAGGGCTTGTCAGCGTCTTGTTGGTAAGCGTTTGAGTATCACTTGTGCCAACAATCGTGCCTGTTGGAGCGTGTTGCCCATCAAGCAAGTCTGCGTTCAAGTTGGTTACGGCGGTTGTTGAAGCAATAACCATCGGAGCCGTGCCAGTAGTTACCGTAGAGGTAAACTGACCAGTTGCGCTGAGGCTTGAGAAAGCACCAGTTCCTACTGTAGTTCCACCGATGCTTGCTCCATCAATAGTTGCCCCATTGATGGTTACATTAGAACCAAGGTCAACCGTGCCGCTTACATACAAGTTATTCCACTTCAGAGATGCGCTACCCAATGAGTTGCCGCCATCTGAGGAAGGTGACAATACAGTAGATGTCATTTGAATCGCATCAGCACCGCCAATAGCGAAGTCAATCTGGTCATCTGTATCTGCGGTAATGCTTGTGTCGCCGTCTGCATCAAGAATCAGCGATGTGCCGTTCATGTCTAGGTCAGAAGCAATCGTTGCGGCTGTGATTGTTGGGTTACCAGAAAGGTTACCTTCAATGTTCGCCTTCAGCGTTGCTTTGTTGAACCCTGCATCAGTTGTATCAACCGTTGAAGTAGGCTCTGCACCTACACCGTCAAACAGGATGAACTTACCACTGTCTGAAGCGTCACGGACCATACCTGCGTATTTGTCCGCACCATCGTTGTAGAGCGAGTAGAAACCACTGTCTACACTGTCGCCAGTGTTACCCGCCGCATACTTAACGAGGGGGTCAGCGACAGACACCGTTGTTGAATCAACCTGTGTGGTTGTCCCTTGAACAGTAAGGTTACCAGTAATGGTAAGGTTACCGTCCATTGTGTCGTTTTCATTTGATTTAAGGAATGCGCCTTCACCACCAATCTCTAGGATGGTGTCGTCATTCATGCGGTAGAACAGTTTTTTAGTGCCTTCTGTAAAACCGATTTCACCTTTTGCAATCTCCGAGGTGGTCGGAGCGGCGTTATCCGTAGTATTGCGTTTGATTTTAATGGTGTTTGCCATGTCCGTCTCCTTTAGTAAGTTCCTGCGTCAATCTCTTGGGTATATACCCATGAACCCGTTGCCGCATCATATTTCAGCATATCCCCGTCACTAGGCGGGTTCTGTGCGGATGGTAAGTCCTCACCCCCGATTTGCGTTGGGCCTGCGGGTCCTTGAGTGCCGACTGACACCACCTCGAGTTGGGTGCTAGTGATGTTGACTGAGTTAGTAGTCTCAAGGACTGTAACCGTTTTGTCGCTCATCGCGTAACCTCCCTTGCTATTGTGAATGTCCCCGCTAACAGTTTATCCACAATATCCCCTGAAACCAGTTCAAGGTCATACACACCTTCCACACTAGGCAAGGCCGCTGTATCTCCCGCCGCGATTGAAAGGGTAACCGTTCCTGCGACCCCACCCAATGAAATGCGTCCATTGTTAGTGGTAAGGTCAATCAAAGAAGTATCATCATAGGTTCGGCGCAACTGCATACGCGCATCATAGCCCGTCAAATTGATAGGGTTGCCGCTACTATCTTTATAAGTGATAGTGAGGCCGAAAGTAGAGCCTTGCTCCAATTTCATATGATAAACGCCTGCACCCATTTATTAGTCCTCTGATTTCTTAGCGCGAGGCTTACGGGCTACCTTGGTTTCTGATGGGGCCACATTGCCACCCACTTCATGAGCCATGCCCTGCTTAACAAAGAAAGATAAAGTCTTTACCTGCCAAGCCTCACTGCCTTCATATTCTTTACCCGCCATATAGGTCATGGTCGCACCACCAGATGCGTTTGCCATCCCTACAGCGTTTTTAGTCATAACTATTTTCATAATAACTCCCTTCAGGTAAGGGAGGCCCGAAGGCCCCCCTATCCCTTATTGGCGTTATGCCATTTCCAAAACCTTCATGGCTTCAGCAAGCACAACCTCACCACCCACACGACGACGAGCAATGTAACGAACATTGCCGCTAGACGCTTGAGAGAATGGGTCGCGAAGGACAGACAACGCAACACGGTCAACAATCATGTAGCCTCGACGATAATCACCGAAGATGATTGGCTTAGTGCCAGTTGCAATGTCAGCCACATCAGGAGCCTCTACATACGGATGACCGTAGATAGTGTTTGGCAAGCCCGCTTGACCAGAGAAACCAGTCTGGAAGATATACTGACCTGCAGTATCTTTCAGTTTACGGATTTCACCCAAGGTTGCACGGTTCATCATGAACGCCGCGTTCTGTGCATAGTCCGCCTTCAGGCTGTGAACAAGGTCAAGAACCTCATCCGCAGTGATTACGGTAGCAGAGGCCGCAGTAACGCCAGACGCCACTAGGGAGCCGTTAGTGATACCAGTTGGCTTGTTTGTGCCATCACCAGAGATGAACGCCGCGCCTTCGGCTTTAGCGAACTGCTCTGCAAACTCAAGGTTCATTTCAGCCTCAAGGTCAAAGACAGAGTCTTCAAGCAATGCAGACGAAATATCAACCAGAGCATACAACTCATGAGTTGGGATGGTGTTCAGGCTAGTGGTGTAACCAGTTGTCTCTGTTCGAGAGCCTGCTTCCGCAGTCCAAGCCGCCGCAAAGGTTGCAGTCTTTGATGGGACTTCAATCTCTTTGTTGCTTGTCTGACGAACACGGGCAACGGAACGCACAGGGCTGATTTCAGTGATAACCTTAATCAGTTCCTCTACATATTCCGCAGGAGCAAGGTTACCCGCAGTGGCAGATGTGCCTACTGTCAGTGCCTTGATTTCCTCTGGGTCCATGCCTTCTTTGCCCTTACGCATAAAGTTTTCCCAAATGCGAAGATTCTCATCAATCGCCTTTGCTTCAACGCCTGCGTTTGGACGCTTCATCATTTTCTCAATATCATTGAGTTTTTCATTCATCTGCTCGGCAGATTTAGTCTGCGCTACGAGCTTTTGGTTGAAATCCTCAAATTTATCGAGGTCTTTTTCAATAGCAGACAACTTACCCTCAAGAAGTGGGTCAGCGTGTCCTTTTTCTTCAATCTGCTTCAGACGCTCGTCATTGGCCTTCTTAAATTCTTCAAAGGCACTAGCCATAGCATCAACGGCAGATTTGACTTCAGTTTGATTAACTTCAGACATTAGTCTTCTCCTTTGTTTGATACATTAGATTGTAGGATGTTTGTTAGATGCTTGATTGCATCTACCAGTTCAGGCGTGTCATTGTCTCCTGCATCCCGCAGGTCAAGTGCCTTGGTCAAAGCAGATGCCCCAACCTTTGCTTCGGTCCTAGAAAGTCCGCCTGCATCCCGCAGGATTTCTTCCCACTCCCGAATACTTTTGTCCGCCCCCTTAACCGCAGAAACCCGTGCTTTAGGGTTCATTGGGAAAGTAACGGCGGAAATCTCCATAAGGTCAACCTCTTTTAACAAACGCCGCTTTCCGCGCTCATCATAGTCTGCACCTTTTGGAGAAACTCGGTAACCAATTGACAGGCCATCTAGTGCGCCCATCTTCATTAGTTCATAAACTTCACGACCACGCTGTGTTCCCATAGCAAGACGGCCCTTGACCTTTAGGCCACGGCTATCTTCAATGATTTCGTCAAACACACCGATTGGTTCATCAGGGCGGTGTTGGTAAAGCATCTTGACTGCTTTCGCCCCTTTCCTGCCAATGGACTTGGCAAATGCGCCCTGAACAACAACATCGTTGCCAAGGTCTTTATTTCCGAAGATAGAGCCATAACCGCTGAACGCGCCCTTTTCTTCCTCATCGTGCATGGCCTTAATGTCAAACTTAACATCAAGCGTATCCTGCTCGTAATCCTCAAAGCCATCGTCAGCAATGACTTCCTCTTGGTTAATATCGGTCATCTCAGCCTCCTTTTTATCGCTTCGGAAACTGCTGAGACATACCGCACCCCTTTGGGATTGGTCAGCATACTCAGCCTGCATAGAATCGTTGTCCATACATCTCGACATAAAATCTTCTTCTCTCTCCCCTACTGAGGGTTTAGGAATCGGCATTTATATCTCCTATCGCTTCCCACATCATATACTCATAAACCATATCTGACAACATTAAGTATCAATAACATCATCTTCAGGCGATACATAAATTAACGCACATCGACAATTTATAACATTAGCCGCACCCCCTCTTGGGTCAGCGGGCCTGCTCATTCGATACTCAATACCATCGTATGGCACTAAAAAGTCCTCATCCATTGGGACTCTGACCCCGTTCATGACCGTATGATGCCCACGGGTTC